TATAGCTTTTAAAAACCAAAACCGGCCGGGGACTCTCGATTTTTACGCCGCAGGTTTTGAGTTTTTCAGGGTTGTGGCGAAGCCATAGGCTAAAATCATAGAGAAAAATGTTTTAAAGAGCAAGGCTATTATAAAAAACATCGAAGCAAGGAGCGGCAAATGGGCAAACGAGGACCGAAGCCAACACCTACAAAAGAAAAGCAAAGGCTGGGAAATCCGGGCAAGCGGCCAATAAACGGAAATGAGCCTGAGCCGACTGGCCATCCGGAACCACCTGACTATCTGGATGAATATGCAAGGGCTGTTTGGGATCGGATTTTATTAGCCATGGACAATCGGCTTTATACCGCATGCGACACGGAGATTTTAGCGGCTTACTGCCGGGCTGCAAGCTTACTTAGAAGCGCGGCTTACGTTAATTCGCACGGAAGATTCCAGGCCTATCAGGACGGCTATATTACCCAGGGCCAGTATGCGGAAACCGACAGTCTGGATTGGCTCCGGATCGAAAAAAATCAATCTAACCTTTTGGCGACTACCGGCACACGTCTGGGGCTTGATCCTGCCGCCCGCGCAAGCATTAAAGTCCCGGAAAAGAAACCAGCCGGGAAGTTTGGCGAATATGGCGTGGTGCAGGGCGGGAAAAAATAAGCATGGCATACCGTAAACGTGCAAAAGCTGTCATTGATTTTATAGAAAAATTGACCGTGCCTTCTGGTGTGGGCCAGGGCGAACCTTTCAAGCTCCGCCCTTGGCAGAAGCGGTTTATTGATAAGGTTTATGGGCCGCAAACAAAGCAGGGTAAGCGTATTGTTTCACAGGCGATTTTTTCTGTTGCCCGGAAAAACGGGAAAACAGCATTAATCGGTGCGCTTGTGCTGGCGCACTTATGTGGGCCGGAACAGGAAATCAATGGAGAAATCTATTCGGCAGCAAATGAACGTGAGCAAGCGGCCATTGTTTTTAAATTTGTCGCTCAAATGATCAGGCTTGAGCCTGAATTATCTGAAATACTACGTATTGTGGATAGTACGAAAACGATTGTGAATTATGCAAATGGTATGGTGTATCGGGCAATATCTGCTGAAGCTGGCAGCAAGCATGGCCTCAACCCTTCTGTGGTGATCTATGACGAGCTTGGCCAGGCAAAAAACCGGGATCTCTACGACGCTCTTGACACGGCGATGGGTGCCAGGGAAGAGCCGCTTTTTTTTGTAATCAGCACACAAAACCCAGACCCGCAACACATCCTTTCCCAGCTCATTGATGACGGCCTGGGCAAAAAAGATCCCTCTATTGTGGCTGAAGTCTATACTGTGCCTGAAGATACGGAAGATATATTTGACCAGAAAATATGGAAGCTTGCTAATCCGGCCCTGGGCGATTTCCGGTTGATGAAAGATTTTAAAAAGCATGCCAATCGTGCAGCCAGAATGCCGTCTTTTGAGTCAACTTTTCGGAACCTGTATTTAAATCAGCGCATTGATGCAAAAAACCCGCTTATATCCAGGGCTGAATGGTCTGGATGCCAGGCTGACGTTAAAATAAACCCCGGTGAAAAAGTATTCTTAGCCCTTGACCTATCTTCCACAACTGATCTTTGTGCCCTGGTTGCCATATCTGCCGAAGATGGGGACCGGGTTGCTGCATGGTTCTGGAAACCTGGCGATATTATAGATGAGCATGAAAGGCGTGACCGGGTGCCTTATAGAACATGGATTAATCAAGGGTTTATTGATGCACCAGCAGGCCGGGCCGTTGACTATGGTTATATCGCCCAGAAGCTTGCAGAGATAAATGCCGACTTTGATGTTTTGGGTTTGGCGTATGACCGCTGGCGAATTGAGATATTCCTCAAAGAGCTGTCTGCTATAGGTGTTGACTATTTCGTGGACGGGAAAGAAGATGCTAAGCCTGGTGCTTTACGCCTGGTTCCATGGGGCCAGGGTTTTAAAGATATATCTCCGGCTATTGATGCGCTCGAAACATCTGTGATCAATGGTCAATTAAAGCACAATGGGAACCCGGTGCTGACATGGTGCATGTCAAACGCCATGGCGATAACAGACCCGGCAGGAAACAGGAAGCTTGATAAATCAAAAAGCCGGTTCCGGATTGATGGGGCTGTGGCTTTGGCGATGGCTAAAGGGTTGAAGGCAAGGGATATTGAGATAGAACCAGAGGTTATTGACGAATGTTTTATTGATATGGGGGATGATGAATGATTTGCCCTTACTGTAAGTCGAAAGAATCACAGGTAATCCGCTCTGAAAAGTTTGATACAGTTGTGCGGAGGTGGAGGAGGTGTAAGCGGTGCGGCAATGAATTTGTTACAGCAGAGGAAATTATCCAGGTGCTTTCAAAATACCCACCACAAGTGGCAATTGCAAAATAATTGCTATATATGCACATATAGCACCCAAAAACTTGCCTGCCCTATATAGTGTATCAGATAATGCCTTGCAATGACAACCTTTGCAAGGGGCATTCCTTTTGAAATTATGGCCGTTTCCACGCAAAAATAAAGCGAAAGACAAGGTTAAAGATTCTTACAACGGCGAGATATCTCTGGATCAAGCCATTGAGTTGATCGCAAATGAGATCGGCGCCACAATCGGCGGTAAATCTGGCTCTGGTTTTGCCGTCAATGAAGAAACGGCAATGCGTTTTTCAGCCGTGTATGCGTGTGTCTCTCTGCTTGCCGGCACTATAGCGGCTCTTTCATGTGAGGTTTTTAAGCGAGTCGGCACCGATGAAAGAGACTATGCCTTTAACCATCCCGCATTTAAGCTTGTCAACACCCAGCCAAACAACTTTATGTCCGCCTATATTTTCTGGGAGACCATTGGTTACGACTGCTTTTTGTCCGGAAACGCTTATGGCGTGATTGGAAGAAACGCAAGTGGTGTCCCGTCAAGCGTTTCCTGGCTGCCATCCAGATCCGTGACCCCGTTTTACAATCCGGACAAAACCCGGATCTGGTATCGGGTTCCGATGGCGGGCGGGAAAACAGTTGTGTTTGACCAGGATGATATTTTGCACTTCCCGTGCATTGGCTGGGATGGGTTGCAGGGCATGAGCCCGATAAAGGCAGCCCGGGAATCAATTGGCCTCGGCCTGGCTGGTGAAAACTTCAACTCAAAGTATTTCACAAACGGCGTGCAGTCAGATATTGCCATCAGCTTTCCAAAACCCTTGGGGGAAGAGGCGAAAAAAGCTTTTAAAAAATACCTCAAGGACCGATATGCCGGGCCGGACAATGCGCGCATTCCCCTTGTGCTTTCCAGTGATGCCAAAGTGACCAACCTGCAAATGAACGCTGAAGACGCGCAAATGATGCATAGCCGTGTTTTTCAGATTGAAGACATCTGCAGATTTTATGGTGTGCCGCTCCATCTTGTTTCATCGACTGAAAAATCAACCTCGTGGGGCTCAGGCATTGAGGAGCAAACCATCGGCTTTGTTAAGTTTACTCTACGCAAGCGGGTCAAAATGATGGAACAGGAGATCAATCGAAAATTGATTCGCTCAAACCAATATTTTTGCAAATTCAATATGGAGTCATTACTGCGGGGCGATGTCAAGACCCGGGCTGAATTTTACAAGGTAGCTTTGGGCGGCAACCAGGTGCCGGGCTTTATGACAGTAAACGAATTAAGAAAGCTGGAAAACAGAAAACCATTTGAAGATCCAAAATACGATCAGCCCTATGAGCCGCCCCAAAAAGACGAAACTAAAGAACCACAGCCATTAAGGAGAAACGAGGCATGAAACACCTCAGAATCCAAAATAAATTAAACAGCAGCCCGAAGCTTCGGGCCTTTATGAAAACAGTGCCGGTCAAGGCTGAAGTGTCCGGCAACGAGGCCACGATATTTCTTTATGACGAAATAGACGATTTCTGGGGGGTGTCGGCCCAGGATTTCGTAAAAGAGCTCAATTCCATTACCGCTGATGTTGTGCACCTTCGTATGAATACCCCTGGCGGTGACGTATTTGCAGCCAGGGCGATGGAAACAGCAATCCGCCAGCATAAGGCCAAGGTGATTGCTCACATTGACGGCTTTGTGGCGTCTGCCGGGACTTACATAGCAGCTGCTGCAGATGAAGTGGAGATCGTGGAGGGCGGTTTTTACATGATCCACAACGCGGCATCCCTTGTCGATATCCTTGGGTATTTTTCGGCCCAGGACCTTGAGGCTCTCAAGCCGGAAATTGACAAACAGATTGACCTATTGGCCAAGGTTGATGACTCGATTGTCAACAGCTACGCCCAAAAAACTGGCAAGGAGACTGGCCAAATCCGACAATGGATGGCAGAAACTACCTGGTTTAATGCAGAAGAAGCCCTTGAAAACGGCTTTGTTGACCGGATTTATAAGGGTGAAGTTGCAGAAAATAAGTGGGATTTGTCCGTTTATGCCAATGCTCCAGACATCAAACCATCAAAACCGGCGATGGACAACCAGCCGTCGGATGTGGATACGGCGGCGCTGCTGCGGCGCTTAGAGCTTGAAATAAATCGTTAATACCAACACAAGGAGAACAAAACAATGAAGGGAATTCAGGCATTAAGACAAAAAAAAGCTGAGCTCGCTGCCAAAGCCAAAAAGCTTATTGATGAAAACGGCGGCGATAAATGGACCGATGATTGCCAGGCCCAGTACGATGAAACCATGCGCGAACTCAAAGCGGTCAATGGTGAAATCGAGCGGTTTCAGGCATTGCTGGAAGAGGCGGGCGGTAGTCTTGAAAATCTCGGTCTTGACGGTCAGAACGATCCTGACCCTGTACCTGCTGTGGCGGCTGGAGCCACACAAATTGAGGTCAAACACAAACCAGTCTACCGTAACGTCGGCGAACAGATGCAGGATGTACGGGCAATGACTCTCGACAATGAAGATGCGCCCAGGGCCAGGGACCGGTTTCAGAAGGTTGTTAATGCGGCCAGTGGTGCCAGCACCGGTGTGGATTCTGATGGCGGGTATCTGGTGGAAACTGACAAAGCTCAAAGTATTATGAAGACCGCCGTTGAAACCGGTGTTTTGTCTTCAAGATGCACCCGTCAGCCCATCGGTGCTAATTCTGACAGCTTTTCATATCTGGCGTTTAAAGATCGGGATCGCAGCGCCGGCACCATGCTGGGCGGCATCCAGGTATATCGCAAAAGCGAGGCAAGCAAGATGTCATCCAGTGGCAAGGCCGCCCTTGAAGAAAGAGAACTCCGCCTTGAAGACATGTACGGCCTGATTTATGTCACCAACCGCATGCTGCGAGATGCTGTGGCTATGGCTGAATACACCAAACAGGGCCTCCGCGATCAGCTCGCATTTAAACTTGACTACGAAATCTGGCAGGGCAACGGCTCCGGCCAGTGCCTTGGTGTCACCACGAGCGATCTGATTGTTTCGGTTGCAAAGGAGTTAGGCCAGAATGCGGATACTATCGTGGCTGAAAACGTGGTCAAAATGCTGGCCAGGTTCAAGGGCAACATCGCAACCGCTGCCTGGTTTATCAATCAGGACTGTATCCCTCAGTTTCCCCTTATGACCATTGGCGATCAGCCTGTTTTTGTGCCTGGCGGATCTCTTGCAAACGCTCCTTTCGGCGCATTGCTTGGCATCCCCATCGTGCCGATTGAGTTCTGCTCCACCATTGGGGATCTCTACGACATCGTCCTGGGGGATTTTAGCCAGTACCTGTTGATTGAAAAGGGCGGAGTTGAGGAAGCCGAAAGTATCCATGTTCGGTTCCTCTATGATGAATCCTGCTACCGGTTTATAGCTCGAAACAACGGGCAGCCCATGCATGATTCGCCGATTACACCGCTTAATGGTAGCAACACCCTGAGCCCCTTTGTGGCGCTTGCCGAACGCGGCTAATTAAATAATACACAACAAATCATCAGCATAAGGAGAAAAAACTATGCGAGGTTTTAAAACATTGTCCCAGAACATCCCGCCCATTGAGGCTATTTCACCGGGGACCACTGGCGATGCTGACAGGTATGGAGACTGGATCAGCCTTAAAAACGCCCCCAACGGTGTTGCGGTTGTGGTCCATGTGGACCAGGCCAATGCTGCACAGCCTACCATCTCTATTAATCAATCAACAAGTGTGGATGGAGGCGGCAGCCCCACTGATGAAAAAGCCATTGCCAAAGAGGTGCCGATTTTTACAAATCTGGATTGCGCTGGCGGCGATGCACTCACAGAACAGGATGCAGCGGTGTCCTATAAGCTTGATGCAGTCGTTAAGCACAAAATAGTTGTCATGGAGGTCAAGCCTGAACACTTGGATGTTGATAATGATTTTGATTGCATCCGGGTTAAGGTTGCCTCCAGCAACGTCGCAAACCTGATCAGCGCCATGTATCTGCCTCTTGGCCAGCGGTATCCGTCAGAATCCATGATCGCTGACTAAAAAAAAGGCTGAATTTGAATGGAGGCTAACGTGCGAGTACGACTAAGCAGTAGATGGGGGGCCAGATTGCCTGGCTCCATTGTGAGCGTGTCTACCGAGCGGGCTATATATCTACGCGATGTTTTGCGGATTGGCAAGATTATAGATCCCGTGCCCAAGGCAGCAGAAAGGGCGGCTGCAAAAAAAAATATTATTAACAACGCCCCTGAAAAGGAAAGTAAGAGCGAATGAGCGCGGTTATCATCATAGCGGGAGGCCCATCTTTAACTAAAGCAGATGTTGAGCTTTGCGAAAAGTCGGGCCTCCCGATGATGGGCATCAATAACGCATATCTGATAACCGACAAGCTTAAATACCATTACGCATGCGACACTAAATGGTGGAAGTGGGCATATAGCGCAGGTGAAGATGCACCGCCATACCCCCCACAGGATTACACTAAAAAATTCAGCTTGCAGCGAGAGTTTAATCCCAAGAGCCGAGAAAAAAATATTGATCCAGGATGGCCAGGCGTTTTTCAAATGCGCATGGCAGAACGCCAGGGGCTTAGTACGACATGGCCGTATGTATGCTGGGGCGGCAATTCCGGGTATCAGGCGATCAACCTGGCTTATCTGCTCGGGTATAAGCGGATTATCCTGCTCGGATATGACATGAAACCAAATGGCAAACAGTCACATTGGCACAAGGATCATATTTTTTCCGGGTCCACAAACCCGTGCAAAGGAACGTTTATCAGGTGGTTAATGGATTTTCAAGCCTTGGCAGGATCAATTAATAAAACAGATGCCACTGTGGTTAATGCCACCCGCAGCACGGCACTTGATTGCTTTCCGAAAATGCCACTGGAGGATGCTTTATGGCAGCAGTGAAACCAGCGGTTAAGGCCAGAGGTGATGAAATTTTAAAGCGGATTAAGGGTATCAAGCGCCCCATCGTGGCTGAAATCGGTGTAGCTACCGGCAACCTATCCAAGTATCTGCTCCGGATGCGCAAGGATTTAGAACTTTACATGGTGGACAACTGGCGGGCCGAAGCAGATCAGCCAGATCATTACCGTGCCACTCGGGACACAAACGCCCATGTGACGGCAGAAAAGCAGGAGCAAAGAAAAGCCTCGGCTTATCTTTTAGCAAGGGAGTTCAAAGGCCGGGCTGAAATTATCGAGACGGATTCCGTGTCTGCTGCCGGTCGCTGCCCGGATAGCTTGGATCTGGTTTTTATTGACGCAGACCATAGCTATGAGGGAGTCAAGGCGGACATTAAGGCCTGGCGCGGCAAGGTAAAGCCTGGTGGGTGGCTTGGCGGACATGACTATGCAAACACAGATCCCCGGTTTGCTTTTGGCGTCACGCAAGCAGTGGATGAAGTTTTCGAGAAGGTTGAGCTTGGCGCAAACTTTACATGGTGGGTGCGAATTTGATTATTGACCATGATCGGAAATTTATTTTTGTGCACGTGCCAAAGACCGGCGGGCAAAGCATAACCAGCGTGCTTGGGGGTAAAACACCGGACGTGGCTACGCACTCCCCTCTGTATGCCTATGATAATCCGGATTATTTCCGGTTTGGGTTTGTTCGTAACCCCTGGGACCGGATGGTCAGCCTTTATCATTTTCTATGCCAAAAGACGTTTAAGCAGTCTGATAATTTCAAACAAGATGAGGTCCGGGCGGCCGGATTTAAGGCGTGGCTGATGAATCATGAATTTTTCATGAAAGAAGACTACTTGCCTGCTGGCGAGTGCTGGGTAGTGGGTGGCAAGGATAAAGATCGCATGCTGCCCATGCAGCAGCGGTCTCAATTGTTTTGGCTTGATGGCTGTGATTTTATTGGCCGGTTTGAAAGCCTGGCAGAAGACTTTAGCAAGGCTTGTGAAAGGATAGGCATCAAGGCAAGGTCGTTGCCACATATAAACCCGACAAGGCATAAGCACTACCGGGAATATTACGACGATCAGACAGCCGAGTGGGTCGCCTGGTACTTCAGGGATGAAATCATCAAATTCGGATACGAGTTTTGAAAATCCTAACTGTCTATAAATCAGGCGGCGATTATAAGCCGGAGCATGTGGACACTCTAAAATCACAATGCGCTAAATATGCTCCAGGTGTTCCGTTTGTCTGCCTTGATGACGACTTGCTTTGCCATTCTTGGCCTGGATGGTGGTCCAAGATGGAAATGTTTAAGATCCCCGGTCCAGTGCTCTATCTGGATTTAAGCAATGTCATAACCGGCATGCTTGGGCCTCTGCTTAGGGCGGCTAAGGAATATGATTTTATCGTTAACCGAGATCCGAACGGGCATCAAAGGCTTGTGCAGTCTTGCGTTATGGCTTGGTCTGGCGACATACACTATCTGTATGAGATATTTCATGCTGATGCTGATCGTTACATGACAGAATTTTCAATTCCCCGCTGGTGGGGCGATCAAGGCTTTATTGAAAAGCATGCCAGGTTTTGGCAATACTGGCAGGATATTATGCCTAATGCTGTTGCAAGTTATAAAAAACACTGGCTGACCGGCAAGATAAAAAACCCGGTAATTATAAACTATCACGGCAAACCGAAGCCATGGGAGGTGGCATGATTACCCGCGTTGTTACACAACCACCTGTTGAGCCGGTAACACTGGCAGAGATTAAAGCTCATTTGCGGGGTATCACGCACAGCGATCATGACGAAGAATTATCCGGGTTGATTGCCGCAAGCCGCCAACATATTGAGCGCATCATTGGCCGGGCATTGGTGCAGCAGACGCGGGCAGTAAAATACCAGGCATGGCCGAAAGGCAACGTATTCGAGTTGCCATATCCGCCAATTCAGTCAGTAATGTCACTGAAATATACGGACACAGATGGCACGGAGTACACGTTTTCATCGGATAATTATAGCGTTGACGCTACATCTGAGCCGGGCCGGCTGGTTTTGGGTTATTCAAAGTCCTGGCCGTCTACAACCTTGCATCATCCGGAATACCCCATTGAGATTACATACGTCTGTGGGTATCCGGCAATTGAAGAGAGCCCGCCGGATTACCGGGCCAATATCCCGGATGGCATTAAAAACGCAATCAAGCTCGATGTTGAGCGACGGTATGACAAGCCTCCGGAAGGATACGCGGAACGGCTTGATCAGGTAATTGATATCCTCTTGGCACCTTATAAGGTTTGGTGGGCATGATCTCAGGCCGCATGGACAGAAAAATAACGATCAAACCGGCTGTGGCCACTCAGAACGAGTACGGCGAAGAAATAACCAGCCATCCGGAATCTGCATGGATCGAAACGTTTGCGGAAGTAAAGCAGCAGTCAGCTCGGGAAGTGTGGCAAGGCGGCAAGGTTTCGGAAACGGACACCTTGTTTCGTACCCGGTACATGGCCGGATTTGATGAAACCGCCCTGATCTCCTTTGAAGGAACAGATTATGAAATTACCGGCAAGCCCAGGGAGCTTGGCAGACAGGACGGCCTTGAAATCATGGCAAAGGCGCGAACATGACAACTACACACGAAAAAAACGCTCTTAATATCAGCGCCGAACGACTGACTAAGTTGCTGAAGGATTTTCCAGAACGTTTGCAAAGAGATATCATAAATGCCGCAGCCGCAGCCGGTGCCAATGAAGTAAAAAAGGCGGCAAAGCAAAACATTAAGGCCAACGGGTCTTTTAAAACAGGCCGCCTTTATGAGTCTATCCGCAGCAAGAAAAAGCGCGGCGTGCATGGTGTTTATCAGGTTTTTTCGGATAAGACAGCAGGATACAGCCACCTCGTGGAATTTGGAACCGGGCCCAGGAAGCTGGACAAGCCCAAGGATGTCAAGATTGGAAAAAACTGGGTGACAATCACTCACACCGGCACTATGCCTGCAAAGCCGTTTTTCCGGCCAGCACTCGACGAGAACCATAAGCGCGTCATGCAGGCAATAGCCAATCGGCTGGCAAAACGCATGGCAAAAGAAGCGGGAAAGATGGCCCAGGATTATCGCACACTATCAAAAAGCTATCGAAAGAAGATAGCAAAATGAAGCACTTGCCCGAGCAACGGTGCCCGACATGCAACAAGCTCTTGTACCGTGGATACCCCATGCGAATACAGATTAAGTGCGCCCGGTGCAAGTCGATTGTGTTCCACGAAATACTGGAGATGAAGCAGGATATAAATGAGCATCGAAACCGGATTAAGAACACACCTGATCAATAACGCTGCCGTGTCGGCCTTGGTTGGCTCCAGGGTCTACCCCATGCGACTGCCCCAGGGCTTTGCCCTGCCAGCTATTAGCTATCAGCGCATCAGCGGGCCACGTCAGTATGATTCAGTCGGTGCCACCGGTCGGGTGCATCCAAGGTTCCAAATTGATTGCTGGGCGGAAACTTATGCCGGCGTCCGGGATCT